GACATAGATTCTTAACTAGTGTAATTAAATCGATGCTACACGAAATCATACACATGACTAACCATTTATATGGTAAGTCTTATATAAGACATGATAAGCATTTTAAAGAATTAAGAAAACATATAGCAGACGAACTAGGTTTTGATGAAAACGAAATATAGGAGTTAGTAATGTTAAGCATATTGTCCGGTATATTAGGATTTGCAACGAGTGGTTTACCAAGTGTATTAGATTTCTTTAAACAAAAATGAGATCAAAAGCACGAGCAACAAATGGCAAGGTTAGATATGGAGCGTAGTCTTGCAATGGCAGAAAAAGGTTTTGCTAGTCAAGAGCGCATAGAAGAGTTTAGAACAGACCAAGTGGAGATGGAAACATATGCACAAGAAAGAGTCGCACTTTATGAGCATGATGCGAAGATGGCGCAAAATGCGTCTGCTTGGGTTCTTAATCTCCGTGCTAGTGTTCGCCCCATTATCACCTATATTTTTGTTTTTCTCTTATTATTTACTGACATTGTCGGAATGATCTGGGCAGTTAAAACTGGAGTAGATTTTGCAACAGCAATGGAATTAGTATTTAGTGATGAAGAAATGGCTATAGTTGCATCAATTATTGGTTTTTGGTTTGGGTCAAGGCATTGGGATAAGAAGAAGTGATAACAAGTGAAAAAGGTATCAAACTTATTAAGCACTTTGAAGGTTGTCATAATAAGCCTTATCTTTGTCCTGCTTTACTTTGGACTGTGGGTTACGGTCATGTCTTATATCCAGAACAAGGTAGACTTAAACTTTCCGAAAGAAAGTCATACCTTCTTAAAGCTGAACACAATAGAAGTTACACCCAGGAAGAAGTAGATGGATTACTTAAACAAGATTTACAGCGTTTTGAGCGTGGGGTATTGCGATACATTACTGTGCCACTCAAACAAAATGAGTTTGATGCTCTTGTCAGTTTTAGCTTTAATCTTGGTCTGGGAACACTTCAAAGAAGTTCGGTTCGATCAAAACTTAATAGAGGCGATAAGGAAGCGGCGATAGATACTTTATTGAAATATTGTAGGGCAGGTGGTAAAATATTAAGAGGTCTACAAAGGAGAAGAGCTGCTGAAGCAGATTTATTCTTCAGCCATATAAAATGAAAATTCTATTACTCGATATAGAAACGAGTCCTAATACAGCCCATGTCTGGGGTTTATATAATCAAAATGTCGGTTTAAATCAGCTTATGGAATCCAGTTATGTTATGTGCTGGGCTGCTAAATGGCTAGGAGAAAAAGAAGTACATTTTAGCTCCATGATGGAGACAACTCATCGCAAGATGATAAAGAAGATATATAAACTATTAGATGAGGCTGATGCGGTCATACATTACAATGGAACAAAGTTTGACATACCAACCTTAAATAAAGAGTTTTTGCTGCTAGGCTTAACTCCTCCATCACCTTACAAAGAGATTGATCTACTTAGGACATCAAGAAGCAAGTTTAAGTTCCCTAGTAATAAACTTGATTATGTTGCTCAGGCATTAGGTCTTGGTGAAAAAGTAAAACATATTGGTCATGAGCTGTGGATACGGTGCATGAACAAAGATAAACAGGCTTGGGATATGATGAAGAAATATAATATCCAAGATGTTGTATTGTTGGAAAAGGTCTATGAAAAGATGTTATCCTGGATTAGAAACCATCCAAATCAAAACGGTTACCACGCAGGTGTAGTTTGTCCTAATTGTGGTGGCAGTAATCTTATTAAGAGAGGTTTATCTTGCAATACAAATACAGTTTATCAGAGGCTGCGCTGCAAAGACTGCGGAAAATGGTCGAGGAGCAACAAACAGATGAAGGACCTAAAAAAATTAGAGTCCGCCATCAGCATTTAGGGAAAAGTATGGATATAGATGAAATAGCAGAAGTTATGACAGGCAAGATCATAGAAGAGGTTTCTATTACTTACGGTGAAGACACTATGACTCTTTTTCTATCAGATGGATCATCTATCGAGATTGTTATAGATTCTATTTATGCAGACATTCCGGAACTGGATGACTAAAAGAAAAATAACGCTGCCAGACGGCACAGAAACAGACAATTATTCTCAAGAGTACCAAAGGTATTGCGAAGCACTCAATCTATCCAAGAAGAGCCTTATGCAACGCCAGGCATGGCTTGAAAAACTATCGGACGAAGAAAGGGTAGAACAATTAAAGTATTGGCTCAAAATGCTTTGGGGAAGCAAGAATATCTAAACACACTCTTATTATTATTAACTAACATATCATTAGGCATTATCTTGCCAATGATCTTTTATTACACTAGCGAACTACTATGTTTGTATATGTGTTTATTTCACCATTAACCTAGTAACAACATAATAAGAAAACCTACAGCAACTATAATAGCTTCTTCTAAGTTCATATTATTCATCCTGGAATATCACTTTGTTATCTGGAAACATCTTATAGCGTTTGCCTGTAATATGGTTTTCAACCTCAACTCTAATACCGCCATCACCTTCTTTAAAAAATTGTAGGTCTAACCAGATTCCATCAATCGCTATTTTTTTCATTTCCATTCTTACATATTCCATGTGCTGACAAGTCTCTACCGCACCACCATTTTTTCTTGTCGTAAGTGTTTGCAGGTTGTTTGCATTTGTGGCACACCTGCCCATATGTTTTTATTTTAGCCATTAAACTGATTTAGTTGATTTATTTCTAACACAGTTGCATTAGCTTTAACAAATTTAAACTTTCCAAAATCTTTACCTTTAGATACAAATGTACCAATCTTAAAAAACTTAGCACACTCTATCCATCCTAATAACCATGCCTTCGTATAATCTTTTAGCAGTCTTATAAATATATAATAATCTGCATTTTGTTTATGAATTTGATCTAAGCTATGAGAGTTAACTGTACACAAATAATCAAGCCTTGGTTTAAATGAACAAGAGACTGTTTTAATTTCTAATTTTTTTCCCTTATTAGATATTAAATCATAATTATAATCATCTGTTACATGATTAATATTTAGATAATTTTTTATAATCTCTTCTCCAATATATCCTTCGTAAATTCTTTTTCTTTCACTACCAAATTTACTTAAACGATTATCTTTAGTTGTAATTAAATTTAGCCTGTCATCAGCCTTTTTAATTATATCTTTGTTTACAGATAACTCGATCATTAATCTTCGTCATGTAAAGGATCATCAATCCATTCATCTGGAGTTATTGGAGATGATTTCTTTCTATCTAACTCATCTGCCAAATCGTTTGCATACCAAGCTATCTTACGAAGCTCTTGCGCCCAATCGTCTTTTTTACCTAACCTTTGAGAATACTTGATTAAGTTGCCTTTGATATAGTGCTTGTAGTCTTCTCCAAGTTTAGCCTTAATTACTTCTATAGTTTCTATTCCACCCACCTTATAGTGGTCAGGATTTATCATATCTTTCATGACTGCTCCTCTATGATTAATATACCTCTTTCAACCTCACAACTTATGCCTTTCACCTTTGTATAAATTGGAGTGCCTGATTCTATCTGTATTAAGAGTTTATTTTTATGACATATGATGTCACTCATCTCTTTGTTTAATACATAATAATTAAATGATATACCAATTATTAAAATTAGCATAACACATGGTAATAAAATTTTCATTATTTTCATTAACATAAACTCATCCTTGGTTGTTATTGTACTTACATAGTAAGCGTATAATTATGGTTGTAATACTTGTATTACAAATTTTAAAGAAAGGGGAAATGAATATGTGGACAAAACCATCAGCAACAGAAATGCGTTTCGGCTTTGAAGTAACAATGTATGTTTGCAATAAGTAATTTTTTTGCATAAATGAAAATGGGCAGATTATACTCTGCCCATTAACCTTTCATACCTAACAGTATTATTCCTGATCCAATGAAAATCTAATTTTACTTTAATAAAACCAGGCTTATATACACTTGGTCTAAGAATAACAGCATTACTTGGAAGCAAATGCTCTTTACTCTCCGGAATAAACCTAACAACTTTAGAAGGGAACATCTTCTTCTAACTCTGCTTGTTTAGATGGTGCTGGTGCAGAATCCCCATCTTTATAAATTACTTTTACATTACCAAGAATAGGTGTTTGCACTCCGTTAGTTCTTTCTTCTTTAGTAACGCTTTGGCTAATAAAGCCATTGTTATCGTATTGATCTGCATTATCTAGATCAACAAATGTGGTTAAGTTTAGATATGTTCCCTTTTCACCTTTGTATAAACGATCTTTAACAATCTTTGTTACATCAATACTTAAATTTAAACCTACTTTCATATTATCTCCTATAAATAAAATCTGACCTTTTGTCCTACAGGTCTATTAGAGTTATAGATTTTTTCTACAGCTCTCAAATATTCCTCAATAGTGCTATTGCCATACAGTTTTGCAGACTGCCTGTTTAACTTCTTAAGGAACTCTTCGTGGTTATAATCAGGATTATCAAATACATCTAACATCGCATATATAAAATTTCTCCTTCTAAAACCTCGTTCTTTTACACTAACGCAAGGATAAAATGGTGCAAAATCCATTAA